AGAGTATCTCCATAACCGTCACGCAGAAGAACGGAACGACCAGATTGCATCCGTCAATCCCACACTTCCGGATGGCGGTTCTGGGATTACCACCCAGCAAGCACGCAATTATTTAAACGCTATTCCGCCCGCACGCAAGCGTATCTTTGACGCGCTGGCTAAGAAAGTCGATGACATCAATCGCGGCACTCGCAAGATTCTGGTTGACTCCGGATTGGAGAAGGCTCAGACGATTGCATCGTGGGAGCAGACATATCCCAACTATGTGCCGTTGTTCCGTGAGGATGCTGACTATGTGACCTCCTCCGGTTATGGGGTTGGTCAGGGCTTCAACATCCGTGGTGACTTCTCGAAACGCGCCACAGGCTCCACAAGAAACGTTGTGGACATTATGGCGAACGTAGTGATGCAGCGTGAACGCGCCATCATTCGCGCCGAAAAGAATCGCGTAGCGAAGGCTTTGTACGGTCTGGCGATACAGAATCCCAACCAGAAGTTCTGGATGCCCATTGACCCAGAGGCTATCAAAGACCCGAGCAAGATTCGCAATGAAATACTTGCGATGGGCCTCAATCCCAATGACTTGCAAAACATCTTCCAACAGCCGACTCAGCCGAAGGTTGACCCGCGCACTGGATTAGTTACCAACAAACTTGACCCGTTTGTTTTAAACAGCGACAACGTGCTGTCTGTCCGCATTGATGGACGCAATCACTACTTGTTGTTTAATGATAACGAACCGCGCAGCAAGCGCATGGTTACCGCCCTGAAGAATCTTGACGCTGACCAACTTGGTCGCGTTATGAACTTCATGGGCAAGATTAGCCGTTGGGTGTCGAGTATCAATACTCAGTACAACCCCATCTTCGGTGTGGTCAACCTGTTCCGTGACGTACAGGGCGCTGCGCTTAACTTGTCCACGACTCCTATCGCAGACAAGGTTGGCGAGGTTATGAATTTAAACAACCTCAAAGATGCGATGGGCGCTATCTGGAGTACCACCCGTGCGGAACGCAGCGGTGGCGCGATGCCCAATACTCAATGGGCAAAACTCTGGCGGGAACTTCAGGAAGAAGGTGGTCAGACCGGATACCGTAGCCAATTCAGCAGTTCACAAGAACGCGCAGATGAACTACAGAGTGAACTCAACAAGATTTCCGAGGGCAAGTTAAAACACGCTGGCCGCGCAATGGTTGATGTTCTGTCTGACTACAACACGACGATGGAAAATGCGGTGCGTTTAAGCGCATACAAATCCGCGCTGGCGAAGGGTTTGTCTAAACAACAAGCCGCCAGCATCGCCAAAAATCTTACGGTCAACTTCAACCGTAAGGGTCAGATTGCAACTCAGGCCGGTGCGTTGTATTCATTCTTCAATGCATCCGTTCAGGGCACGGCGCGTTTAGTTGAAACGATGCGCGGCCCGATGGCTGGCAAGATTCTTATGGGTGGTTTGTTGCTTGGCGCAGTACAAGCAGCAATGCTTGCTGCCGCAGGGTTCGATGAAGATGAACCGCCTGAATTCATCAAAGAGCGCAACTTCGTTATCCCGATTGGCGGGAAGAAGTACATCTCCATTCCGTTGCCGCTCGGCTATAACATCATCCCGAATACCGCTCGCCACATCGCTGAGATTGGAATCTCCGGCGGGAAGAACATTGGCGACCATATCGTTGGCATGACCGGCGCTTTGATTGAGTCGTTTAACCCAGTTGGCGGCGCTGGCTGGTCGTTGCAAACTCTTGCTCCGACCCCTGTTGACCCATTTGTTGCTCTGGCAGAAAACAAAGATTCGTTTGGTCGCCCGATTTACAAAGAAAACTTTTCTAATCTTGACCCCACGCCGGGTTATCTGCGTACCAAAGATTCGGCCACAACGTTTAGCAAGGGTCTATCAGAGTTTTTAAACGCAGCCAGCGGCGGCACGAAGTACAAACCGGGCGTTGTTGATGTCACCCCCGACCAGATTGACTACTTGCTTGGTCAGGCGGGTGGCGGCGTGTTCCGAGAACTTCAGAAGACCGAGCAGACCATCGCAGGCACAATCAAAGGCGAAGAAGTTGCGCCTTACAAGATGCCGCTCGTTGGACGGTTCTATGGCAACGCGGAATCTAACGCTGCTCAAGCACAGCGGTACTATGAAAACGTTCTTCGTTTAAATGAACACGAAAATGAAATCAAGGGTCGCATCAAGAACCGCGAACCAATTGCTGATTATCTTCGTGAGAATCCTGAAGCGCGACTGTTTAAGATGGGCAACGGTATTGAAAACAATATCCGCAAACTTAAACAGCGCAGGGAATTGCTTGAGTCGCGTGGCGCAAGCAAAGAACAAATCAAACAGATTAACGACACCATCGTAAAATTGATGATTCGTCTAAACGAACGGATGGAAAAGGCAGAGGGTTAGTTTTCTTAACCCCTGTTATTTCACAACCAGTCTGTTTAATTTAAATAGATGAAGCAAAGTCGCTTCATGCGCCCTTTGCCACAGGTCTATGCGCTCCTCTTTTGATAACTTGGAGCCTTGGTCTATTTCGTGATGGCAACGATTGCACAGAAACGCTATGAAGCAATCGTGAGCCTTTATTGACATACCTTTGCCGTGTCGGCTTTGGTTTGAATGTGCCGAAACTATTGTGCCGTCTTCAGCCCCGCAGTTCATGCAGGGCTGACCATTGGCGGCGTCAGTTAGTTTTTTGTTGCGGTAGTTCAATGCATTGTTTGGTGTTCGACTTCGGGCGTACCAAGCCAGAAGATAGGCTTAACGGCACCGAATTGTTTAACCCAATCGTTGCCGCTAATTAGTGCCATTGCTTCTTCTTCGCTTACACCGCTATCGGCCAGAGTTTCCAAACAAACATTCAGGTCATATACGGGAAGAAGCGTGTCCTCATAAATTGAGAACCCCATAAAAGCGTGTTTCATTTTCTTGGCAATCAACTCATCTGCAATTTCGTGATTCATTTAAACACCCATTTTGTTATTCAGGATTGGCAAGTGGCCCTTGCTTCTTATTCGTAGTATGCCACTCCTGACAAATTGGGCAATGGTAAATGATGAACTCTTTGGAATAAAAGGCGGAAGCCCTGTCAGCCGCCGCCTTTGCTTTTTCTTCGGAGTCGTAACGCAGTTTTGCTTTGCAAGCAGACCTCTTGCTCATAGTACCTTTTTCAAATACCAGATTGCTTTGTTAATGGCTTCTTTGTTAACTGTGCGCGGCCCGTCAATATTCTTCAGTCCGGTTCGCCACAGATACTTTATGGCGTTACCAATGCACATGGCTTCCATGCCGGTAAGCCCCTCGATGGCAGATTCGATGCCATCAATGCATTCTACTTTACCCTGAACATAATGAGACGGGTGGTTGACGTTGTCGCCGCCGTAGATGAGCGTGTCGAGGTCAGCCTCAAGTTCGTTTAAAACATTTTCAAGAACAGCATTGAATCCACGCTCAATCAGGAACTGTTTACCCGCTTCGTCAACGTCAAGTTCCACGATGACGGAATCGTTTTCCTCGTTGACGGAGATTACATCCATTCTCATTTGACAACCTCCACGCGAGTCAATTTGTCATTTAATTCTTTCTCAAGTTCAATCAAATTTTTTTCACCGGCAAAGTATTCGTAAACAATTTTGAGCGCCGGTAAAAGAATCTTTTCATGCTCGGAATCGTCTGGATGAATCCATTTGGTTGGCTTGCTCATGGTGACTATTTGTTCTCGCAATTCGTTTTTAACAATTGCATCAATCTGCTCCCATTCCATTTGAATCCAAACTTTTCCTCCACCGGCATCCATAACATTTGGCATCGTTGTGTTCCCTTTCGTATCCACATTCCATAAGCATACGGAACGGGATGGTTTTCATATTTCTCCTACCATCTTCCGTCCAACCATCCTGAACTTCAAGATGTGTTTTAAACGGTTCACGGTTGTAGCAACCATGCTCTTTCATTCTCACCCCAACCGCGCCCGCACGATGTTTTCAATCTCGCAAATCGTGTCTGCCGCCTCTTCTAACGTCCATCCACCGTCCTTGCTACACAGCGCAAGTGCCTGCCGCAGCATGGCGGTGTCTTTCTCGCGCACCGCTTCCACACAATCCATAACCAACTTCATAACCCAAGGCGGCACCTCGCGGTGCCCTGCCAGACGAATCACATCATCTCTGTTCACTTCTTTCTCCTTGGTGCCAGAGGCCGGAGTCGAACCGGCACAACCTTTACGGTTGGCAGATTTTAAGTCTGCTGTGTCTACCTGTTCCACCACTATG